TAAACTAAATTGAGAACCATTACCTTTTGTAAATGTTAATGTATCACCAGCAACACTACCTGTTACCATAAATGAACCACTCTCAGTTTCTGTTACAAAACTTCCTGTTGATGCAATCAATGAATTAACCTTACTATCATTTGAAGATGTATAGGCATTGAATGATGCTGTAGTTACCAAAGAACCTGTATTAACAGCGGCAATAGGTAAACCATTTACTGTAAATGATCCTGTAATATTAACAGATGATGTTGATATTTGGATAGGTAAGTTATTTCCTAAACCGTCCTGTGTGTATTGTAATGTTCCAGTTACACCAGTTGTTGAGTTTGCAAGTTTAATTAATCCTTGATAGGATTCCGAAACATATAGATTGGTTAATTGTCCCATTATATATTAATATTTTTTTTCATTTTATGTATTTTTCCAACTCGTTGATATTGTGTTCCATAACTCAGCCAATTCATACCACTTCTTATTGGTAATTACAAATGGAAGTTCAGGAAGAACACATCTGTTATAATCAAATGGTTGTGTAATTATTAAGTTCATTGACCATCCACCTAAAACTGTTTCATAGCTTTCTAAGAATGGAGTACAAACAATATTCCACTCACATTCGTACTCTGATAAATACAACACCGTAAATACGTCTTTACATATCTCAAGTGTGTCACTCATCAAATCCCTTTGGTTGGAATAGTCTGCATCTAATTGGTCCGTTATAATTATTTGGAAGTTGTATATCAACTCGTTTTGTGCTAATTGTACTTGACTTGGAACCATATACATTTTTGTATATATAGGTTCAACTTCTGTCTTAATATCATTTGTTAATTGTTCTATATCACCAAAACCAAACGAATTAATTTGTTCGTGTGCTCTAGCAATCTCATCAAAGTCTGATATGATTTGTTTGTATGTAACTTCATTTACTGATGTTGGTAACGTTAATCCTGATATTGGTAATACACAAGTGTTATAATCAAATGGTTGTTGTATGGTTATGTTCAATGTCCACCCACCTAAGATTGTTTCAAATCGTTCTAAGAAGGGTGTAGCGTTAGGTCCCCATAGTGGTTCGTAGTCTATACTGAATCCACCAAATGTTGCTGTGTATGATTGATATAAAATGGTGAATATGTCTTTGGTAATTTCCAAAGTATCCGACATTACATCCTGTTGGTTTGACAAGTCATTATTAACTTGGTCTAATATAATAATTGAAAAGTTATAGTCCAATCTATTTTGTGCAAGAACAACTTCACCAGGTACCACATACATTTTTGTATATATAGGTTCCTGTTGTGTTTCTATGTCCATAGTGATTTGAGTTATATCACCGTAACCAAATGAATTGATTTGTTGGTGATTATAAGCAATACCACTTAAATCTTGTATTATTTGTTTATAGTTGACCATTAATAGTAAATATAAAATTATGATGGATGTGTTATGAATTATTCATTTTTTTCTGTAACCTTTCCTGTTCTTGGTCATAATTGATTAGATAGGACAACTGATTCAGAACTTCCATTATGTTTTTCTTGTAGATGTACTCGTGCTTTGTAAAATCATTTCCTGCAAGTTTATTAACGACAATGAACCACCCATAGACTTTTTGAAAACTATTGCCCATATCATCTTCCTCAAACGCCAACCTAGCTTTATCTTCGTCCATATTGACAATGTCTTGATCGAAGACAGCTGGAAATAATTTAAATACTTCTTTGCGTAGTTGATAAAAAAAAACTGTGCTCCAAGAACAATCTTAATATCTAACTTCTTTTTGAACAGTTCGGCCCTGACTTTCATACTATCTATATCATATTTTTCTATGTCAAAGTCGTGTACTGACCTTATGTTTACAATTGGTCTGTACATAATTGACATTAATATGTGTAGTAAATCTAATAGTTCACTCTCTTTTTTGGTTGAGATGGTATCCATATCCACATATTCTGCAAAGGTTAGGTCTTGCCACTTAGGAAAAAACCCATAAGTTACGCCATCAATCTCAAATTTATCCACAAATTTAGGTTTACCCATAGGGATTAATGTCATAATGTGGGATGCAAGGTAGTTTACCTTGTCATAATCTGATTGTAAAAGGTCATCCATTGGACATTCACACACAATACTAATTAGTTTTGCTGCAAAATACTCCTCATCAAAAAAGTCTTTGACCTTAAAAATCTTAACATAACTATCTATGTTTATTATATCGGGTAACGTGTACTCCTTTTCTTCTAATTTAAATTTTATCATATGAAACTAATTGAATATTTTCCTGTTGTCTTTTGGTTCTTAACCTCAAAATACATCCTCATCATAAATGCATCAGATAAATCGGGTGATTTACCGAGTATCTTCTTCATCTCATCTTTGGACATTACTGCAACCTTATTATCTTTATCTATATCTTTTAGCTTAACCGCTAATAGTTCTTGTGTTAGTTCATCAATCACGGATGGTTCCATTACATTAATACTAATCTTACCTTCTTTAAATAGTTCTGATAGTTTAACATAACATTGGGACTTTAGATTGATGAAGTTCTGTTCGTGTAATGCTTTAGAGTTGTTCACAAAGTTTGATCCCCTGATAATATCAGCAACTCCTCCTCCCACACCGTCAGAATCCACGATGACATTCGTAGGATGGATTCCGTACATCCTCATTATATCCGTTATTTCGGTAGATAATTCTGTGGTTGATAGTTTGGTATAGACTTTAACTTCTAAGACAACCAGTCCACTCCAAACAATCACTACGGACCTATCACTACCGAACCTTGCTACGTCAACTGACAAATACTTCTTATCTGTTGGTTGTGGAATAAATTTAAATACTGATGATGATATGTGGTCAAAGTTAAACAGACTATCATCCTCTTCCATATAGTTCCAATCTCCTTCAAGTAGTCTACGTCTTTGTGATGGAGGTAATGACTTTAACATCTCAATATAAGATGCTGGTAAGTGTGGGTTGTCCATTGGTAACGCTGGTACAAATGCTTTGGTTGGGTCTAATGTTTCTTGTATATACGGAATGTAAAACTCTTTCTTCAACCATACTTGGCCAGGGTTACAAGTCATTAACATCTTTGGTTCTAAGTTATACTCCGTTAGTTTAAATCTTATACGTGATTTAAGTATGTTATATGCTAAGTAACTAATCTGTGCTGCTTCATCAATGAAACAAGCTGTAATTTCAATACCTCCTAATGAATCAAAGTTGGGGTCTGATGGTTGGAATTGTAGGTCCTTTAATATAATCTCAGACTTATTGTTAAATGTTATTACATTGGATTGTCCATTGTAAACATAGTGTTCCCCTGATTTTAATCCCATCTGTTGTAAAACCTCAAACAAAGTATTAAGGGTTGTTAGTTTTAATTGTTGTAATACTGTTCTACCAATTAAACATCTAATACCATTATACTTTAAACAAAGTGTTGTAACCCATAGACAACCTAACCAAGACTTTCCTGCACCAGCTGAACCTCCGTATAAAACAATATTCGTTTTATCATCCATCAAGAGTTTCCACGCTTGAGATTGTTTCTTTGTTAGGTTAATATCAATTGTGGACATATAATATTTTATTAACCTTTTTTATATTGGCTTGTTTGAACTTATTTATAAACTCTTCAACAAAGAACCAATCAGCCCATTCTTGTTTTGTATTTAACTTAATCTTCTTCGCAAGATTAGTCTTAGTCATAAAACTTCCAATATCTATTCCACCTAATTGTAATTGAGATTGTATGGGTATATATTCTTTGTTAATCCAATTGTGTACCATATTACAATATACAAAGTGTTGGTTCTTAGATTCACCTAACATAATATCCACAAACTCAGGAACATAATAATTATCTTCCCCTGTCATTATCACCCACTCCTCTGTTGCATTATCCAATCCGTATTGTCTTGGTGTGTGTCCCCAATCATTATATCTCTCAGGTAAGATGGTAAGTTTAATTCTGTCATCATTAAAGAATGTAACCATCTCTTTAATTCTATTGGTAACATCTTCTTCAGGACAATCAGCAACAATGTGTGCTGTCCAATTTGGATTTGATTGTGCCATCAATGAACCAACGATGGTTATTAAATGGTTTACTCTTGTGTAAGTTGGTATTATAAAT